TCAGCGTGCCAGCTTATTGTTAAGCATCAGCACCTGTTCGCCATTCATTTCTTCAATCCACGCACCGTAGACTTCATAATCCATTTGCGCGTTTTCATGCCCCATCTGGCTGGCTATGAAAGACGGGTTAGCGCCGGCAGATAAAAGCCAGCAGGCAAAAGTATGCCGCGTATGGTACGGATTCCGGCGGCGAATACCAGCACGTTTTACAGCTGCGTTAAATCTGGAGCCGATACTCGATAAAGAGTAGTAGGCTTTCTGTTTGCCCTTGCGCATCCTGGGCATGAAAACAAATCGCAGGTTTTGATATTCCATCGCACCATATTCGCGGTGATGAAAAACAATCTCGGTTTTGGGCTGTAACGAAGTCAGTGTACGCTGTGCCTTCAAGGCCTCTAGTGCTGGCTCTAGTAGCGTGATAACTCGATCACCTGCATCGGTTTTAGGCGGGACGAACATTCCTAATGCATTAAGATTGCGCTGTATATGAGCCGTACCTTTTTCCCAGTCGATATCTTCCCAGGCAAGAGCTGCGAGCTCTGCATGACGGACTCCAGTATAAACTGCGAACGTCCACATGTTGAGGCTTTGGCCACGCTCGGATTCCGCAAGCAAACTAAACTCCTGCTTCGTTAAAGGATCCGGTTTTACTTTCCCTTTGTGTAGTTTCTTGATCCCTTCAAAGGGCTTGCCACTGATAAACCCAGATTTGTGTGCAAATCGAAGAAGGGAGCACAGTAGCGATATGTAGTTGTTCACTGTACGCACAGTGCGTCCCTGTTTGTTGCTTCTGGGATTTGCCAGGTGAAGTGTGTCACCGTTCAACAGCTCCTTTCTGTATTTCAGTATGTCGCTGTGCCGTATAGTTGAAACAGGCGTTTCTCCGTTAATAATGTGCTTTAACGTACCGAGTTGTGAGCGCGTCTTACGCATCGTATTCGCGCTAATTTCTGTTTCTTTAATGTTCGTCCACAGTTCACACAGCTCTGAAAAGGTTTGAATTGAAACAGTGGTTACGGTTTTTTTTGCTCTGGAAGATGAAGGAAAGCGCTGATGGTAATCAAACTCTCCAAGGTTGATCTCGCTAACGATCACAGCCCGAAGATTCCCGGCTTTTTTGATGTTCGCCGGGGTGTTAATCCAACCTTTTAGAATTTCGCGGCAACGCTTTCCCCGGTACATAAACCAGATGCAAATCTTATTGTTTCTGATTTCGACACCTGTAGGCAAAGCTGCCATCTTACGCATCCCTTATTAACTGATTAATTCTCGGATAGTTATACCAGGTTGTGCCACGCAAGGTTTTTTCCCCAGAAGGCGATATCCGTTTAAAATGGACACCTTCTACCCAGCAGCCCTGGCGATACTTCTCAATCTGTCGTTGGGTCAGGCCTGTTTTTTCTGTGAGCCTGGCGCCAACAACCCATTCTTCGTTAAAAATTACCTGCGACATGGTTCACCTCAGGTAACCGGCATGAGTATAGATATGCCGGTCTTCAGTCGTTGATATTTCAGTTTCAGTTTGCCTGGCCGGGCAGGGAACGCAGTCGGCGCATGCCGGTCATTGCTGTGGCCACGTAGCTTGCCTTGCAGTTCACTACCTCGACCCAGACCTTCACGCCTTCCACTCTCACCGTATAGGTCTCTTTCATCTTGCTGCGCCCATAGTCACCGTATCTTTGCTGGTGGGCTGCGAGCGCGATTTCACATGCCTGGCGAGCTAAAGGGGATTGCTTACTGCCTCGATTAATCAGTCGCATTTCTTCTCCTTGAGGGAGGGTTTCCCCTCCCGATCTCGTTAGTCCACGTATTCCGGTTTCATATCCGCCAGGGTGATGCTGAACTGATCGTGTAGTTCCTCTCCTAAATGGCGTTTCACAGATGCCAACACGCGTTCAGCTTCGCCAAAGCGTTCTGCCGCACCGGGTTCATCTGGAGATGGTAGGGAGTTGATTGCCGCTTCCACCTTGTTACGAGCATCAACCAGGTAATAACGCTTCACAGCTTTGTTCTTCAGTTCAGTGAACAGGGCAGAACCCAGCGTTACTTTCACGGTTTCAATATCTGCGCGCAGAGCTTTAGCGCTATCCACATCCTGAGCCGCCTAGATCCGGTCACGGAAATCATCAGCAAGTGCATCGATATTTTGAGCTGATTCCTGAGCCGTTTGAGTCATAGTGACGTTGTCACCTGAAATGTCTGCAAGGCTTACGTGCTGCGCCGGTGCCGGGTTTACCTCTCTCTCTTCACGGCTATCTTCGAGCTCATCCGGAGTGTAGACGCCCAGAATCACATCCGGGCAGAACAGTCTCGCCCAGCGTTTGACGGCCAGGTACGCCAGCTGCTGGCGAGGGTCGTCAGCCCAGAGGGTAGAGTTTCGGGTACGGGCCTGAGCCAGCAGTAAATCGAGTTCTCTCGGCTGATCTTCGCCTTTAAGCGTTGCGCGGATAATCATGCCAATCCCGGCTTCGTCAGCCAGGGTCCAGCCCGGGGCGCGGTACTCGCCTTTGTCGCCTTTACGGATGTGGAATTTTCCAACGACCTTTTCCCAAGGCCCGTACCACTCTAATTTATTCATCTTTTTTAAATGATGATATTCAATTTGGAACTGATTCAAAAACGCAAAATTTAATTGAACGTTTAAATGACGAGTATGGCGCTGATTTCATTGATAATGTTTTAGTGAAAATTCTTACGCTAAATATTATTGTAAGCACTAAACCTGGACTGATGAGTAAATTTATGATGCTTATCTCTTCATTCGATGCTGAAACTTATCCGTTGACTAGTAATATAGCAATTACATCATTAGTAACTAAAAAATTTACATCCGTAAAAGAAGCAGTGCTTATTACTATTGAAAATTGGAAATATAATAAAGCAGTTCGTTTATTGGAGGATTTGGAACCATTTAGTAGACAGTATCTTGAGGACTATAAAAATAAAATTATTAACATGTTAAAGGGGTAAGATTATGTCCTTTTACATTAGGAAAGTTGATACATCCAAATGGGAGGATGAACTTCCTGAAGATGGCGATGTATTGGATATGGCAGTAGATGGCATTACCAATTGTTGTAAGACTTACGAAAATTGTTTATCGGTATGGAAGACAGAAAGTTTAGATCCTTATTCTGAACAAAATAAAAAACTTCTTACCGCAATGGCTATGTCTCTAGATAAACCAATTGCAATGACAGTTGTTTTTCTTTCTGATAATGAAATTGATAGTTTAGAACTTGAATTGATTGAAAATGATGGTATGACTCCCTACGCAGAGCAAGCTTCACTTCATAGAGATATATCTAATTTGACTTTAAAAAAAATAGGCCGTTTAGGATGGACTATACACCAAAAAGTTAATGATGATGCTGAAATAAAAATAATTTCTGAAGAAGAGTTAGTGTCATTTGTTAAGGGGTTTTTCCCTAGTGCTGATGCTCTTCCAGAAGAAAAACGCAATCAAAAAAAATGGAAAAAAATTTATGAGTGAGTTTGGTTTCAATTTGTGTGCTGATTTTGCTCAGAAAATCATTTTTTTGAATATAATGAATGTATTAAATTGATGGGGGCGTGACGCCCCATTTTTCAAAATTATTTGTAAATTGTAATGCGTGTAAAGCTAGTAAATACTGTGATATTAAAGTTATATAATTCTTCAATATTTTATTATGACCAAGTGTATATTATTTAAGAGTATGGTTGGTCGTGAAAAATCAGCGATACAATAAATCTTCCCGTGAGTAGCTTTCAGCAAAACATGGTAATGTGGAAGATGTATCAGAATGAAATGGAGAGCAATGGCTTTTATGATTCTTGCTGCACCAGTTTTAGCTGCAAAGATCATTTATGGTCCTCCAATAGCAATATGTCTCAATAAGTATACTATTCCCTACATCAAGACGGATAGGCCCGCTATTGAGATAGTTGATGAGGCATACGATAAGTGTCAGGACGTTCTTGCACAATGGGATAAGGAAAGGAAGTCATTACCTCCCGAGTTTGTTGTCAGCCAAGATGAAGTGTTTCACGCATTTTACGTCCATATGATCGAAGCTCGCCGAAAATCGGATGCTAATAAAAAATGACTATTGTTTTTATTCCTGCTTTGGTAGCGGTTCTTTTAAGTAAAGAAAAAGAAATCGGAAGAGAGTTAACACAGCAAGAGGTTGAGTCAATCCGTGATTCTGCTACAGCTGTTCGAGTGCCAGTTGATGTTGCAAAAGAAATGATTAAAGAACGGGGATACCTAGACATCGATCCAGAGGATGTTTGGGAGGAATGGCTTCTATACAAAAAATATGTTATATGAGACGTAGTTTAAACATTTGCGAATATGTAAGACGAAACTTCAGTGCGCACTTGCAGTGATACTGACTCCGAAGAGGCCAACGCGAGTTGAGTAACTCTAAGCGAAGTATGAGCGAATGAAGTCTGAGGAGAGGGCATAGGGATGAATTGGTCTACTATGAGCGAGAAGCGGAAGTTGGCGTCTTAAACCACTTGCACAAATTTACCATCTTTAATTATTTCGGCGATTTCTAGCAAAGTTATCCAGCTCCTCGTTGATTAGTACACCCTGATATAAGTAGCGTCTTCATTAGCAACGTGTAGGTATTCCCATAAAGAAGCGTTTTCCCTATGAACAGATCATCAGTATTCTACGCTAGGGCAAATCAAGGGTGGTGTGGGAACTCTTAGCGACCAAGCCACTTTCTACAACTTGCGCAGGAAGTTTGGGGTCAGAAGTGAAGCGGCTTAACTTATGTGAAGAGGAAAAAGCCCATCTCAGGAAGGCTCCTCGCTCTACATATGTTCTACAAATTAACGCGATGTTAGTTTTGAATAAGGAGCTAGATTGCGAATCTAGCTCCTACGACTGATGAAGCAATATATGGAACTGCAAAATACTAATCAAATTTCGCAATATTAAAATATCTAAGTTCAATTCATTTGTTTAAAGAATTGACAGCTCTACCTAGAACACCATTTGGAGTGCCGCTATAAATATTTTCCACTACAAGTTTAGCAGATTGAGTTGCAAATAAATAAAGTGTATGTAAAGAGTCTTTAATAAATTCACGATCTAACTTAATTATACTACCTAAATTCGCGCTGGCATCGGTTTCGCGCAAATACTTCCTGTCAATCTTTCCATTGTTATGTGCAATAATATTTCTTGCTGCAATTATCTTCTTTAGTTTATTAAGTTCTGCCGTGCAATTATCCTTAAAAAAGGAACCGAATTCCAATTTTGCTTTATCTTTTTCAAATACATCCAATGGATTCCCATAGAACACTCCTCGAATTTTCTCTTCAACTAATCTTTCTACCATTTCATCTTTGTTGGAACAGCTAAGCATTAACTTTAAAAGTTTTTGATAACCAGTATTGTTGCTGTCATCTTGAACTGATGTTAATTTATTTGGTAAGTCTAGATATACCAATTCTATCAAGTCAGACATGTAGTCTTCAAATATTAGAACAGCCTCAAGCAATGTCCGTCTAAAATTACCACGCCGTTCCAATGAACTTAATGCACCATAGGTATTATCTTTATCAAGCGTTTTAGTGTTTTCACTTCTAAAGGTATCAATTGTTAAGGTCGGCAACCGATCGTTTTTTATTAAATCCTTAATTCGAGGAGTGTAAAACTCTATAATTAAAAAAGATTCCCATACGTCTTTTAGATCCTTCTGAAATCTCTTATATCTTACATGTAATTTCGGTAAGCTTTTTGATTTATCCATTGCCATTGCTCCATTTAACTCAATATGTTGATTCTGTTAGGGAAGTCGAACAGCGTATCCTTTGTTGAAGTGAATCAATTCAATACGTCCGCTATGGCCCCGCGTAGCAAGAAGGACCTTAACCTACCGCTCTAAGATAACGCAACACTCTCTCAGGATAGTGTTCTCAAAAGCCATCTTAAATTAATCAGTTAAGAATTCAATGATGTAAATAAAATCTGTCTATTCTGTGAACCTTGCTTGGATAAACCCATATCAGCTTCTGTAGCGACATACCGATTTTGGCCACATAAGCAGAAGTGTGGAATGTCCGCTCCTGGCACTGAGCGATCAAACACGCTTACTTGTCGGGCGCTGGGGGCGCCAGTATCGCCAAAAGGGCCGACACCAGTGGAGCTTTTGAAAGCAAGATATGAGCGCATGAAGGCTGGTGGAAAAGCACTGGGATGAAATGGTCCGCTTTGAGCGATAAGCGGATCACACTATCTAAAGAAAGGCATCACTGATAATGTCGATACAGTCATGCTAAAAAAATGTATAAATTTTGTTTTTCATCGACGATTAGGAAGGGATTTCAATGGTTGAGGTTGAGGAATTAAAAATGAAGTATCCAGGTGCAGATGCCTGGCAAATTGGTGACAGCCCGGAACTCGCCAGCGAGCTTGCTGACCTGGTCAAAAAAGGGATCAAAACGGCCTCTTGCGGATCTTTCGCCTCTTCCCAGGAAGAGGATTCTGCCCTGAGGATTGGGTGTTATAACATTATTCTTGATGGCCAGAATGTTCCGGTCTGCGTGATCAGACTTGTTTCATCGCGACTGGTGCGTTTTTGTGATGTGACTGAGGCGTTCGCCCGCAAAGAGGGTGAAGGCGATTTAAGCCTTGAATACTGGCAGAAAGAGCATCAGAGATTTTTCACCCGCGAAGGTCATTTTTCTGAAGATATGGAGTTGATCGCGGAAGAGTTTAAAGTGGTTAAGATCCTATAGCACAAAGTAAATGGGCTGACGTTTCATCAATCGCCATTTATATCAATGTCCGCTCCCGGCACAATGCGGACATCCCATCAAGGACTAGAACAGTTAAAAAACTGACCTAAGATCATTTTTCATCACTACGGTTCTGACGAGGTGTGTATGTGTCATGCTTGTAAAAAGTTCAGCGAACACGGCAGAAATTATTAAGCATTACGCTGGAGCCAGCCTAGCACTGGCCACCAGCCTGAAAGGAGCTTCAGTTATTGTGTTCTGATGAAAGCAGTTCTTGAAAGGGTCATTTGCGTCTGGCAATCGACCATTTTCTTAACTTCGGAATCAGTTCCCTGCATTGAAACTTTGCCGCACATAGCATCCTTTGTTTTGATCCACTGACGCTGAGAAGGAAGTAACTCCTTTTTCTTCGCCGACGTTAATGTGCTCCAGGCGGTATTCAAATCAGAGTCGGCATTCGCAAACGCCATTCGGGACTGATCAAGGCTCCCAGTGTTTTGCTGTTGGACCTGCTGTTCTGCCTTTTCTTGTGCCTGCAGCTGTGTCTGTCTCTCAATTTGCTGCTCTGCCTCATACTGGGCCTGTTGCTGCACCCTGAGTTGAGCCTGCTGTTGCGCTTCAATTTGGTTCTGCTGGGCATCCTTAGCCTGTTGGATCCTCTGCTGTTCAACGATCGGGTTGATGATTGAAAGCGATGTAAGTGCAGCGGTACCCACAGATATCGGATTATCAGATGAGGCTTTGACGAAAACGTTTTTCTGATCGTCGGTCGCCTGTGCTGTGTAGGAGATGCGTTTTGAAAAGCTGTTTGCGTTGTTATCTAAAGACAGGCTTTCCATTTGCTTATCGAGATTACGGTTAAAGTTTTTTCTGTAAGCATCAGAAAGCTGAGCGTACTCATTCGCAGGTAGGGTCATCGTCACAGTACCTTCACACGTTTTCATTGTGCTACCCGTGTCACTTGAGGTTGTGGAGATTTCAGAGATGACCAGTTTTATCTTGTCCAGGGCGCTTCGTTTGGTCTGATTTGTGACGTCAGGATATTTGTCGACCTGTTCAGAGAGTCCTTCATAAGCAGATTTTTTTAATAAATCCATGAGCGCTGACTGGGTCATTTCAGAAGAACAACCGATCACGTCTTTTTTATCATCACAGCCTGTAATGGCAACGGCGAGTATGAGTGCTGCATATTTTAATCTCATAAGTTCCCTTTATATTAAGGATTGGCTTTGATGAGGCGGTATGTAATCAGTCCGGATGGCCAAAGCAAACAGTACTGAACACTGAACGCGTCACAAGCAAGGACCAGAGTAGTATCGGCAATGGCTGAAAAATCTTTAATTCAAATGATGGGAACATTTGCAACGGGGACTTGAACGATGATCTCAAAGCGCGAATCTACAAGGCAGGTTCTGGCTGGAGAGTGTGGTCATGACATGTTGCTTGTGAGCCATGATACATATCCAAATGTTCACTCATGCTTCCGCTTTAAAACACTCAAACCACAGAAACTCCAAGTCTTCACGCTAGAAGTTACCTGTTGCTTGTTTGGGGGGACACATTCTCCGTGCGATACATTGTTATCACATAAAACGTTGCAAAATCCGTTACATAAGTTTATAAACATACTGTACATGCATACAGTGATTCATTGCGGAGGGAAAAATGAAAATCGAACTAACCATTGATCGCATGAAGAAACTTCCTGATGGAGCTATACCTGCGCTCGAGTCAGAACTGCTCAATAGACTCAGCAAGCAGTTTGATGATTGCCAGCTTACGCTTAGGCGTGCCAGTAATGATGGTTTGACTGTTTTCGGGGGGGACAAGAAAGAAGTCGAACATATCGTGCAGGTGACCTGGGAAAGCGCGGACGAGTGGTTTTATTAATCGCGTGAATTTCACTGGAGCAGTTTCAAAGAGTATCGCTGTTTGCGTTCCCCTGGCTGTTCCCGATTACTGTTTACCGCGTCAATAAGTCACTCTGGGGGAAATAGTGTGTAGTGCAGATGCCTTTAATGCAGATGATCAATGGTACGACGTGGTCAGAAGGGCCGATAAAGCAGTTATCTATAGCTTCCCGGCGGAAGGGAGATATCTGGTTTATCGAGTAAATGGAATAGTTTCATTACGACCGTTACTCGAAGAGGAAGAAATCTTCACTTTCAACGCGTTTATGCAATTTGCAAAACGACTGGGGTACCGAGTAACACCACCGTCTGATATTATTCTTTCATAGGCCTGAACAACCTATACCTGATGCGCCACGGAGATAACCATGGCGCTAGAATTACAACTTATAAAACACCACTCAGGAATACTGATCCCGGCTACGCCCGAGACCAGCGATATCCTGCAATCAAAAACCCGGCTCGGCGATGTTCTTGTTGCAGAGTTCAGGCGGGTACGAAACCCGTCATTTCACCGGCGCTTTTTCGCGCTTCTCAATCTCGGTTTTGAATACTGGGAACCAACCGGCGGAGCTATCTCTAGCAGCGAGCGGAAGCTGATCACCGGCTACGCCAAATTCCTGGCTTCGTATGGCGGGAATGAGAGCGCGCTGATCGATGCAGCTGAGCAGTATCTTGAGCAGGTTGCTTACCGGCGCGTCACGAATGGCATTAGCCTGTGCAAGTCCTTCGATGCTTACCGCTCATGGGTGATCGTTGAGGCAGGGCACTTTGATGCCATTCAGCTGCCAGACGGAACACTTAAAAAGCATCCTCGTAGCATCTCGTTTGCCAACATGGACGAACTCGAGTTCCAGCAGCTCTATAAAGCCGCGCTCGATGTTCTTTGGCGCTGGGTCTTGTCCCGTTCATTCCGCAGTCGTGATGAGGCAGAGAATGTCGCCGCCCAGCTACTTGGCTTTGCGGGGTGATGGACATGAAATATACCTGGTTCCACCACACCGATTGCAGCACCGAACAGGCCGACGAACTGGTTAAGCGTTACAAGGCGCGCGGAGTACGTGTTGAGCGCAGCCTAAACCCGGATTACGTGACCTGGACTGTAAGTGCATTCTTGCCGACCTCAAATACACCAGCGCGCCCGGACAGCCGCTGGCGAAACCGGATGTGGGGGTGAACGTGAAAACATATCAAATCACTTTGCCCTGGCCGCCGAGCAATAACCGGTATTACCGGCACAACCGCGGGCGCACGCACATTAGCGCTGATGGCGTTGCGTACCGTTATGCGGTCGCAGGTGTCATTCGAAGCGCCCGGCTTAATATCCGCACGGCCGCACCACTCAAAATCCGTATTGAATGTCACATGCCCGACCGCCGACGCCGCGATCTGGATAACCTGCAGAAAGCTGCATTTGACGCTCTAACCAAGGCGAGATTCTGGCTGGATGACTGCCAGGTTGTTGACTATCGCGTTGTGAAAATGCCTGTCGTTAAGGGCGGGAAGTTAGAACTCACCATTACCGAGTTGGAGAACGCATGAATCTTGAAAACACCCTCAAATACCACTTCGCCAAATCGACGATGATTAGCGACTCTCCGCGCGCTACGGCGTCAGACTCATTAAGCGGAACGGATATCATGGCCGCTATGGGCATGACGCAGGAACGGGCAGCATTGGGTTACAGCGCTTTTCTCGGGAAGATGGGTATCAGCAACAATGACCGGGAGAGGGCGATCGAATTGTTGGCCCAGTATGCGCTGACCAAGTGCGATCGGGTGGCGGCGCTGCGCAAACTGGATGCAGGGGTTAAACCACTGGTGATGCATCAGTTGGCCACCTTCGCGTTCGAGGACTATTCCCGCAGCGCCGCCAGCATGAAGCAATGCGATGGCTGCAACGGGGAAGGGTTTATCGACGCTGAGGTTTTCAGCATGAAGTCTCACACTCGGGCAAAAGAGAAGAAATTCGTGAAGATGTCTTTGAACATGGGCGCGGAGGATATTCGTCCTTCTGAGTATGAGGTGCGTAGACAGATCAGGGAGGCAGCGCGCGTTCTCTGCCCTCAGTGTAAGGGGAAGAAGGTAGTAAGCTGTGCCTGTAAAGATTGTCATGGCCGCGGGAAAGCTGTTAATCAGGCTCTTACAGAGCAGCAGGGCGTTCCGGTACTGGCTGATTGCAAGCGCTGTAGCGGGCGGGGGTTTGAACGAATCCCATCAACTGAGGCTTACGCAGCTGTAAGTGAGATAACGGACGCAATCAGCCTCAATACATGGAAGAAGTCTGTTAAGCCATTCTATGATCAGCTCATCACTAGGTTTGACATCGAAGAGGCTTGGGCTGATGCGCAGCTGAAGCAGATAACAAAGTAGGGCGTTAATTCATCGTGAGCTATTTACTTTTCCCGAATCTGTGGTAATTTTGCTCTAACGATGGGTTATTGCCTTCGTTTAAAGCCCTGCGGTTAACCCCGTGGGGCTTTTGTGTTTCTAGGCTATGTCCTGAGGTAACTATATCTAAGCGCTTGGAACTGTTAATGAATGTGTAGATCGGCTATATTTAGCTCGATTTATAATTACACTCGTATCTCTTTTTTACACAGTTCAAGCTTATGGATAAGTGAAGGTGCTTTGGGATGTCTAAGAAAATAACATTTACATCAATTATGACTGCCATTGGTACAGTAGCGTCAGTCTTAGCGTGCATTTACGCGATTAAGGGGTATGAATCGAGTAAAACCCCGACATTTCCTTTAGATGATGCATATACAAATTCAATTGAGATTTCTTCTCTGACAAAAAATGCAAATCGCTTTGAAGATTTCTTAGAAGCCCATGTAGGGCGAGTTGTATATCTCAATGTGTATTTTGACCCTGATTCTGGTCAAATTGATGTTGATGAAGAACCTGAGCTTTCGCAAGAAGAGTATGAGTCTTATGACAAAGATACTAGAGAGGAAATAGATCAGCGAAATGAGGCTTTAGATCCTGAATCATTGACAATCTGGACAGAATGTTATGATGGATTTGACAAAAAGCAGAGGCCTAGTGTCGAGAATCACTGTACTGGATTAACTATTAGTTTTTTAAAAAACCCTAGTTCCTACTCGAGCCTTGAGTGGTTTAGGGGAGCGTATTATTTAAAAGGATATTTTCAGGTTGTGCTCCACCGTGGGCCGTATCAAGGATTTAGGATTGCGACACTAAGAGGCGAAAGCGCCAGATAGATATTTTAATTTTACAAATGAAAGTCATCAATGGCTCGCCTTGGCGAGCCTTTTCCTTTTCAGGCTCCGGGAAAACTCCTCGACGTGTGTTGTTGTTAAATCAGTCAAAGAGCCTGAACTCTTTTGAAACACACAGCACCCGCTAACTACGCGAGGTGAGAGTATGTATCGCATGGACAAACTAACCACCGGTGCTGCTTACGGCGCTTCAGCCGGTAGCATCCTAAACGGCATGCTGAATGCCTACAGCCCCGAGCAGTGGAACGCTATCGGCGTACTGGTGGGCATCATCATCGCTGTACTGACTTATCTGACGAATCTCTATTTCAAAATTCGCGAAGACAACCGCCGAAGCAGGAGCCGAGATGAACCCGACACTCAGAAATAAGCTGGTGGGCGTCATTGTTGGCGGATCAGGTGCAATAACTATTGCAGCTGTCATGCTGGGCAATGCTGATGGTCTTGAAGGGCGACGTTATTACGCTTATCAGGATGTCGTCGGTATCTGGACTGTTTGCGATGGTCACACCGGCGGTGACGTTCGGCGCGGTCACCGCTACACCGATAAAGAATGTGACGCTTTGCTTCAAACCGACCTGCGCAAGGTTGCTGCAGCTATCGACCCGCTGATCAAGGTTCGCATCCCCGAGCCAACCCGCGCCGCGCTTTACTCTTTCACATACAACGTGGGAACTGGAGCGTTTAGCAGATCGACGTTACTGAAAAAACTAAATGCCGGTGATGTTCCGGGAGCATGCAAAGAGCTGCAGCGGTGGACGCATGCCGGTGGAAAACAGTGGAAGGGGCTTATCACCCGGCGCGAGATAGAGCGTGAAGTTTGCGAGTGGGGCCAGAAATGAGCCGATCAACAGCCATCATCTGCGCTATCGTTATCTGCCTGCTGGTTTCCATGGCCTGGGCGATTAACCATTACCGCGACAACGCCATCACCTACAAAGACCAGCGTGATAAGGCCAACAAGAATCTCATCCTGGCGAAGGCCACCATCAAAGACATGCAGACCCGCCAGCGTGACGCAGCGGCACTGGATGCTAAATACACGAAGGAATTAGCCGATGCGAAATCTAAGCTTGAAGATTTGCAGCGTTGCGTTAGCACTGGTAAGTGTGGGCTGCACGTCAACGCCAGATGTCCCGCGAACGGACCGACCAGCACCGGCGGCATGGGCGATGCTTCCGGCCCCCGACTTACTTAGTCCGCTGAACGGGATTATTTCACCCTCAGAGAGCGAATCGTCACTGTGACGAAGCAGGTCGGCTATCTGCAGGGCTACATCAACAACCAGTGCATGAAGTAGAGTGATATAACATAACGTTTTGCTTAAAAAGTGTGCTCAATTAAATCATGTACTTACGGAAAAGTAGACAAAATGCAACGATTCAAGTATGTTTTTGCTATGTTGGTGTGAGTTATAACCAATATTCGAAGCCTCGCTATCTGCGGGGCTTTTTTGTTTCCGCATTTCACTGCGCACCGCAGCGCATTCAATCCACGTCGAACCAAACCCTTTGAAATGAGCCTTTGAGGAAGTCAGTTAGTGCTGGCGAGCCTCGACGGGCTGATTTCCTATGCGGCAAAGGTTCATCTCAAAGTAAGGTACACGCTATGAATAATTCGTCAGTTATTCCGGCCTTCGACTTCCACAAAATGGTGCAAGCCAAAAATGGAGAGGTCGTTACCACATCAAGAAAAGTTGCCACTTACTTCGGCAAGCGACACGGCGATGTGCTCAGGAAAATCGAGCAGGTTAAGGCCGATTGCTCGAGTGAGTTTAGCCAACGCAATTTTGCGTCGGCTGATTATATCGATGAGCAGGGTAAAGTTCGCCCCATGTACAGCCTAACGAAAGATGGATGGATCATGGTTGTGATGGGGTTCACCGGGAAAGCTGCTGCGGCTATCAAAGAAAGCTATATTTCAGCGTTCAACTGGATGTCTGAGCAACTTAGCCGCCGTCTTGCCATGGGTGAAGAAATGCAGCACCGCTACGCCATCAAAGAAACGCGCTCAAAGCTGAAAGGCACGATCGGAAGCCGATTGATGAATGAGCGGAAGAAAGAGAAGCGCGTTCTAGAGTTAGAGCATGAGCACATCATGCAGGTAACGCAGCCTGATTTACTCATTGGCTGATCGCGGCATTACAGAAGCTCTTCACTGAGGGGCTTCAATAGTGCTTTATTCAGACAAATCATAAGGGTAGTCTGTAATCTCCATAGCAAAAGGAGGTTGTCATGTTAGAAAACTATTTTGATAAAACCAGTAAAACAGACGAAGAGGCAATTCAGAAATCTCAGCGTTTACTTGCTGTTCAGGCGGCGTTAGAGATTGCCAAGGCTTCGGTAGGTAGCTCTGATGCGGCAACGGCTTGCAAAACCGATGTAGAACTTAAGTATGTTTCTGAGCATGTTTCTGAGCTTGCTGATGCCATTCAGGAGGCGCTTAAGCTAGGCTGATGTTGATTATGGCATTACCCATACTAAGAACCGCCTCCGGGCGGTTTTTTATTGCTATTACAATGGGGCTCATCGCAGTGGTAGCCTCCTCATCATACCAATGGCTTTCCTGTTATCTTGTAATGGATAACGCTTAAGGCGAACCATGCCAGCAAGCAAGTGATAGGTGCGTGCAGAATCGCAACCCAATCATGGGAAGTAATCATCTCATCTCCTTTTCAAAATGTGTTGGGAATGGCCACGATTTGGCCTTCTATAGTGGTCTTTAATCCGGAGTGCGCCACATTCGACGGTCTTGTTCTATGTGGGTATCCTATAGTGAGGGTTAAAGTTTTCCGCCACCCTCTTGAAAATTAAGTAGAGTTAACTGAATAACAATTCGATGGAGATGAACATGACTGCTTTAATGATTGCGGTATTGGCTCTCGTTGTCGCAGCCTGGCACGAGATAAATGGGTTCCCCGCTACAAACAAAAGCCTCTTGCAATTGCAGGCTGAGGTGGCTGAGCTCAAAGATGAAAACAAAGAGCTCTCAGAGCGATTAAGCTTCCTAGGAGATGAGATGCAGGAATTGTCAAACACACTCGAACGGTTAAAAGATCCAGAATATCACGCGTTGCTGGATGCCGGTGATGGACATGGTTTGTACGAACTTGAAAAATCGCGCAGCGAAATCTAAAGGCCGCCTACGTGCGATTTTTTATTGCCATCACCATGGACAAAACCATCGTAATGGCAATTTGTATCAACGGAATGCTGCAAGTGCTAAGGCAAAACCCCGTTCAACGTTTCTATGATTCATTGGCTCCTTATAGTGCATCGTAGATTTCCCTGGCCCACCAATTTCAAAACCTTCATATTGGTATGAGTGAAGCCAATAAATTTTTTCATCCCTTCTATCTTCATGAATCCAATATCTCCATTCAGGTGTGGATAAGATATGTTCAATAGGAGTTAGGCGATCCCATTTATTTAATGGCAAGATGTTTGGTGTTTTGGGCGATGGAGCACCGGCTGCTAACCATACTTTTTGAGCCGGCCTATCGTAGGCTAAGATGCGGGCCTTGCGGGCTTCAACTGAAATTATCGCATCATCTGATGGTTTAACTTCAAAGTATGCTTGAAAGTCATCTATGAAAAAATCGGGAATGTAAATTTCACCCGTGGAGAGTTCGATACGTTCAGGCTCATAAGAAAAACTCAAACCAAGAGCATCAAAGAACACAGCCCAGCGAGCTTCCGTCCGGGAACGGTACTGAACGCCTTGAAAAGTAGTTGGGATAACGTTTTCACCACGACCAACAGCCATAAATTCTCCTAATAAATTCTTGTTAAATGTAAGGCTATTATATGGCAAAACCGGACTGGGGCGAGCTTCAGCAACGGTTCCTGTCCGATCATGCCGCAACCGGCGTATCACCAAAAGAATGGTGTGAAGCGCAGGGACTGAATTACGCTACCGCACGTCGATATATCAAAAAACCTTCTGCGCAAAAACCTGCGCAGAAAAAAATGCGCACTGCGCAGAAAGATAAAAGCGCAAACGAGCTGGTGGATGATGGTGGACTTACTGCTCAGCAGCGCTTATTTGTCGCCGAGTACCTTAAGGACAACAACGCCACCGCTGCCGCAGCACGTGCTGGTTATAGTGACCCAAACTACGGTCGTCAGCTAATAGCGAATCCTAACGTTGCGCAGGCTATTGCGCAGCAGCAAAAGGCCTCAATTGCGCGCACGCTTGGCAGTGCCGATGAGGTTCTCGCGCAGATGTGGCAGCTCGCCACCTTCGATGCAAACCAACTCTCACAATATCGCCGCGGCGCGTGCCGTTACTGCTGGGGCTTCGGTCACTATTACCAGTGGCGAGATGCAGTGGAGTTCGAAGAGAAAAGACTCGAGGCTGTTGAGCGTGACAGGCGTGAACCCGAAGATTCCGGCGGCTATGGCTACGACCACAACCGAGAAGCAAACCCAGAATGCCCGCGCTGTAATGGGGACGGCATCGGCCAGCCTTATTTCCCAGACACTCGCAAGCTCCCGGCTGTTTCCAGGCTCGCCTATTCAGGCGTGAAGGTTGGCAAAAATGGCGTCGAAGTCACAGCCATCAGCCGTGAAAGAATGTTCGAAGCGGTATTGAAGCGCCTCGGACTGGCCGATAGCGAGTTCGCGCAGCGCCTGCAGCAGATTGAAATCGAACGCCGGCAGCTGGAGGTCGAGAAACTCCGCAAAGAGCTGGCCGGTGATGGTGAGGACGATGAACCAACGCCAGTTGCAATCAATATAAACGTAGTGGATGCGAGGGCAGACGATGGGGATCCGCCCGACACTTAACATTCCTCAGGCGCGCTTCCTCGCGATGCAGCACAAATTCAAAGCCTATGTTGCCGGATTCGGTTCCGGTAAGACGTGGGTGGGTTGTGGCGGCATCTGTAAGGGGATGTGGGAGCACCCTAAAATCAACCAGGGTTATTTCGCGCCGACGTACCCGCAGATTCCT